ATATTCTACGATTCAAGAGCAAATAGCATCTATTGAATCCGATATTACCTATTGTGAGGAGCACATTGCTAATCTACAGACATCTTGACTTTTATCAAAAAATACTCTATAATACTCTTGTCTTTCAGTTCTTCGTATCTTTGAGAACGGAAGACTCTCTTCGGTGGTATAATAGAGAGGGTTTTATACCCTCTTTTTTTCTTATATAAATTAATATAAAATCTTATAAAAATATGAACTTTACCGTATATTCTAAAGATGATTGCCCTTTTTGCTACAAAGTAAAACAAGTCCTGGAGTTGACTGGAAGCAACTTTGTGGTGTATAATCTAGATGAGCACTTCACAAAAAAAGAGTTTTATTCCGAGTTTGGAGAAGGTTCCACATTTCCACAAGTCGTCTGTGATGATCAAAAACTTGGTGGATGTAATGATACCGTCAAGTTTCTTAGAGAACAACAAATTGTATAATGTCTGACCTAAATAATCCTATCACGCCGAATCGTGGTATTGAGTTAATCTTATATGGAGGAAAAAGAAAACAGACTCAACCATTTCATCTTATTTTTGAGAAGATAGTTTGCTTTCTGAATCGGGAAGTAACCATCTATTTTGAGTTTTCCTTAAAGACAAGGAAGAAAAAGTAATTTCCCGGAGAAAAAGCAATGTTAGCAGTTAGTTTAGTCTTAGGTTCATTTCTAACCATATTGTTTCTGATTGTGGGACTTGTAGCAGGTTGGGTTGCCCGTGAATATATGATGACTCATCAAGAGGGTCCAAAGCAAATCGCCTATCATCCAGAGTTTTATGATAAGGACGGAGATCTTATTGACGAAGAAATCGTTTCTGTAAGATTTGAACCAGGATACTTTGATGATGACGATGATGATGACGATGAAGAAGAATAAACTCTAAATATCATTAAGATTATAATTACATATTAAAAAATTATGACTGCGACAAAAACAAAAGCAAAAACAACCCCATCGGTAACTATTGATTTACCGGCAAATCCTTTTACATTTGAGGTTCTGAATCTTGTAGCAAAGCAAAGAACCAATATCAAAAAAGTTGAGGTTCTGCAAAAATATAATGACCCATCACTGAGGGCAATTTTTATCTGGAACTTTGATGAAAGCATAACATCATCTCTTCCTGAAGGTATTGTTCCTTATTCAAGTGTTGGAGAGCAAGGTTCTTTCAGTGGAACTCTAAGTGAAAAGATTGATGATGCCGTGGGAAAAATGGGCGAGATTGGTTCCAATTCACTTGGTTCACAAGATCAAGGTTTTTCATCAATTCGTAAAGAATATTCAAAGTTTTATAACTTTATTAAAGGTGGTAATGATGGACTGAGTTCTCTTCGTAGAGAAACGATGTTCATTAATATTCTTCAGGGTCTTCATCCTCTAGAGGCAGAGATTCTATGTCTGGTCAAAGATAAGAAACTTGAAACGAAATATAAAATCACGAAGGAAATTGTTTCTCAGGCATACCCAGAAATCGTATGGGGAGGTCGTTCGTGAGTCGAGTTCGTGATATAAAAAGAAATACAATCGAGGATAATACTACAGTGGAATGGACTCCAGAAGAAAAAAAAGATATTCCTCCTCGCTATGGTTGTGAGATTCTGGTTGAGAACGGAACTCCTTCTCAGATTAAAGACACCTCTTTTCCCAATGATGCCTATGTTGTATATTATACACTAAAGGGAAATTCTTATATGGATTTGTGTCGTGGAACCAGAGTTAAAATCTTCGATATGTATTATGATAAGTTTGGTCCAGGGGTGGTAACGAAAATTGATTGGGGTTATGGTAGAGTATCTCCTAAGATTTGGGGATACAAATCACCCGAAAAGAAAAGGCGAAAGTGATTTCTCATATCGGGCAAAAAAATTCCCCCAAAATTTTTGCCCCCTTAAGGTTTTTTGAAAAGGTAGCAGCATGATACACTTTAGTATCGGTTGCTACTTTTTTAATTTTGTGGTAATATATAATATATCGTTCATCTGGAGTATCCAGACGGAAGTAAGCCGACGCGGAACGGATCGTTCATTCGCTATTCGCAAATAGGGAACGCAAACGCCGACTGAAGGAACGCTCTTTAACCTAAACAACTAAGGAGAAAACCTAATGTCAAAAATTATTTACAGAGGTGTTCCATATGACACCGAAGTTCGTCGCCAGCAACAACAGCAGGCACAGCAGCAACCCCAACAGTATAATGAGACTTATCGTGGGGTTAAATTTGTAAAGGAGGTCAAGTGATGAAAAAACTTAACTTCCTACAACTTATCAAAGAACAAAAACAAAAAGAACAGCGTCGTCATTTAGCACAATTAGCACAACTAATCGGAGCAAAATAATGGCAAATCTCATAGTCTCAATGAGTGCCGGAATCGCTCTTTTGACTATTATTTTATCAATGTATATTCAGTGGCTTTATAAGTGATATTTTTTCCAAAGAGAGGATTGACAAGTCCTCTCTTTTTTTGTATAATCAAAACAGAATATTAATCTAAATGGATAAGGACAAACTTAAATTAATTATTCGGAATATGGAACTGCTCTTGGACGCACTCAAGGCAGAAGTATATCCAGATACACGGCAATATAAGTATGATGATATTCGTCCAGAGGAAATTGACTATGATGAGGTTTTTTAACTAATGTCTGTAAGAGCAAAAAAACTTGTAAAATTGTTGGAAAGATTGATTAAACAAGATCATCTATATTCCGATAAGCAACTTAAAGAAATGAAATCACAATTGCGAGTCGTGAAAGAAGAACTCGCAGACTTGGAAGCAAAAACATCAAAAGGATTTGGAAAATGAAACCTATTAAAGCAAAAGACCTTCTAGAACTTGACCGTTATATGAAAGTTGTGATGCTTCGTCAGACACAACTTCCTCAGACTCTTGTTTATCAGGCAGGTAAGAATGATTATTCAGAAGACCCTATTCATACCAAGTTTCCTCCTGGTGAGAAGGATTGTGGTAAATGGGTCATTGAGCAACTTCTAGCAAATGAAAGAGGGCACTGGGGACCACTGGAGCATCCTGCGATTACTTTGGACTGTGTTGGGTTTGTTCATAATGTAATAGTTCAGGCAAGAACTCATCGTGTTGGAGTTTCTTTTGATGTTCAGTCTCAGCGTTATACTGGTCGTCGTGTATTAAAGGTTGCGACTGGCGACCTGAAACCCGAAGAGGTTTTCTATGTGCGTCCAGAAGGTCTCTACCTTGACCGTAAAGGGCACAAGTATGAATGGACGAAGGATGACTACGAAAGACAGTTAAAGTTCTGTCTGGCGGCATCTGAGCGGTATGCTGAGGGTTATGAGAAGCGTGGTATGGCGGAAGAACATCTGCGCGATTATCTTCCACAGAACATCCGCCAGAACTTTGTGGTTTCGTTCTCTCTTCGTGCTGCTCTTCACTTCCTTGACCTAAGAGCAAAACTGGATGCTCAGGTAGAGATTCAGGGATTATGTGAAGCGATGGTGCCTGTAATGAAAGCGTGGGTTCCAGAAATCTTTAGTTATTATGAAGAGCGCAGGTTACACAAAGCGCGTCTCGCCCCATAAATATTTTTGTAAATTATTATAACTTATGTGCCCTACTTATAGATTTGAGAATACTGAAACAGGTGAAATCTTTGAGAAATGGATGTATATGGCGGACAAAGACCCATATCTCAAAGAAAATCCTCATATCAAACCTCTTATTCCGACTCAGATGAATGTTGGCGAGGCGGGTGATTGGAGGGACAAGTTAACCTCCAAGCACCCCTCTTGGAACGATGTTTTGGGTCGGGCGCAAAAGATGCCCGGATCAACTGTAAAAAAACTCTAATATGTCTAGAAGAAGAAAATCAGACCAACCAATCGGTGTTGGTCTCACTGCCCGTCAAGCGAAGCGTAGAAAACCATTAAGTTCGGATTTTCTGATTGATATTGATCCACTTACAGAGAACCAAAAACTTCTCTTTAAGTATTATGATGAAGGTAAAAATATTTTCGCTCACGGTGTTCCCGGTTCTGGAAAAACTTTTTGCCTTCTTTATAAAGCACTCAAAGAGGTTCTAGATGAAAGAACACCTTATGAAAAGATTTATATTGTCCGTTCATTAGTCCAGACTAGAGAAATTGGTTTTATGCCGGGAGGAGAAGATGATAAGAAATCTCTCTTCGAAATACCATATAAGAATATGGTAAAATATATGTTTCAGATGCCGAGTGATGTAGATTTCGATATGCTTTATGGAAATTTAAAGGCACAAAATACTATTTCTTTTTGGTGTACTTCTTTCATTCGTGGTATTACATTAGATAATTGTATTATTATTGTAGATGAGGCACAAAATTGTTCGGCACACGAGAGTTTTTCTATAATCTCAAGATGTGGTGAAGATACGAAAATTATGTTTGCTGGAGACATCGAACAGAGTGATTTAGTTAAAATGAGTGAAAAAACGGGTATTATTGATTTTATAAGAGTAATTGATGCTATGCCTTCTTTTGAGAAGATTGAGTTTGGTATTGATGATATCGTTAGAAGTTCTTTAGTAAAAGAGTTTGTAATTGCTAAAAAATCTTTAGGACTTTAATATAATGTTTAATCATCTTGATATTGACTTACCAAAACTTGAAAGAGAAACGATAGATTCGGTAAGATACTATACTATCTCTGAAGAAAATGAGGTTCTTAAGTTAGTTTCGATTACCTCCGTAACTAGTCACTTCAACAAGGAAATCTTTGTGAAGTGGCGCAAAAAAGTTGGAGATGAAGAAGCAGACCGTGTTACAAAGGCGGCAACAAGTCGTGGAACCGATATGCATACCCTGGTTGAAAACTATCTTTATAATCACGAAGTTCTTCCTCCAGTTCAACCCCTATCGGAGTTTCTTTTTAAGATTGCGAAACCAAGTCTGAATAAGATTAATAATATTCATTGTCTTGAAGGAGCACTTTATAGCAAACAACTTGGTGTAGCAGGAACAACGGATTGTATATCAGAATATAATAATGAACTTGCCGTAATCGACTTTAAGACTTCTAAAAAACCCAAACCCAGAAGTTGGATTGAAAACTATTTCGTTCAGGCAATGTTCTACGGAATGGCATATTATGAAATGACCGGAACTCCAATCAAAAAATTAGTAATCATTATGGCGTGTGAGAATGGTGAGTGTGTAGTCTATGAAGAATACGACCTTAAAAAATATATGAAACTTGTGGTTGAGTATATTAAAAAGTTTGTGAATGATAAACTTGAACTGTTGACTGATTAGACTTTTTAATGCTATAATAAATAAAATATAACTAAAATATGAACAATATATTAGAAAGTCTTTTGGAAATCGACATACAACAAATGAAAGAAGAAGAAACTTTAGAACAGGTAATTGAAAACAAGTTTCTCACACCATCCAAGTTTTCTCTGGAAATTGAAAACATCGTTGCTCAAGAAAACTGTAATCATATAGATGCTATCGTTATGTTCTGTGAGAAGAATGAGATTGAGATTGAGACAGTTACAAAACTTGTCTCTAAACCCTTAAAGGAACGATTAAAATATGATGCAATTAATCTGAACTTTATGAAGAGAACTTCAAGTGGGAAGTTGCCTTTGTGACGCCTTATGAGACCTATATTAAATATCTTGCTTTGAAGTCTCATTTTTCCAATAAATCCTACGATTACTTCAAATATAATAAAAAGGTTCGTGCCTCTGTAAAATCGTTTAATTCCAGATCCGATAAATACTGGTTCGAGAAGACATCAAGAAAATATAACGACAAACAAATCATTGAGTTTTTTGTATCAAACTTTATTGCCGCCGATGATCCGGGTAACTTATGGATTGGTCAAATCATAAACTCCGGAGAAAAAAACTATCAGGAGTGGACAAAACGACAGCAGAGTTTAACCTACTTGTTCAAGGAACAATCGACCGCATTGTTCTCTCAGAACGCATTAAACGATGTCTTCGACTGCTCGAAGGGGCATCCAATACTTCTCAAAAGTTTTTTAAGAGGTGAAATATCGCCCGAAAGTATGGTAATATATGAAAAGGTTTTTTCCTTTCTTAAAAACTTCGACAAGAATCTTTTAGACCCTGTTTGGGAAATCGTATCTCTCAAGATCAAAAAGTATTCTTCTTTTATACATACTGATGTGTTTTCTTATAAGCGTATTTTACGAGAGATTATAGAATGAGTAGATTTTTTGATTCCGAATTTATCCAAAAAGAGTTAAAAGAAATCAATGAACTTCAGGAATTTCTTTATGGAAGTATTCTGACCTTTGCGATTATGTCTCGTGAAGATAAAATAGAACACATTGATAAAATGACTGAACTGCTTGAAAAACAGCAGATTATGTATACTCGTGTCTCATTATCGGACGACCCAGAAGCAATCGAAATCAAAGAAAATCTAAAAAAATCTTTGTGTCTGATGGGATTTGCCGAAGACACCAATGTTAATGTTGTCTTTGCTAATATGAAAAAGACGATTGAGGCACTGAAGAAGTATCTTGACTAATCAGGTCATTCTTGCTATAATATCCAAGGAAAATCAAACTTATCCATCGTACCCAAAAAAATCTTATGTCTTTTTCAGATCTAAAAAAACAATCCAAACTTGGTTCTCTTACTGAGAAACTAGTTAAGCAAGTTGAAAAAATGAATACTTCTGGCGCCGGTTCTGCCGATGAGCGCCTGTGGAAGTTAGAATGTGATAAATCCGGCAATGGTTATGCCGTAATCCGCTTTCTTCCTGCCCCAGAAGGCGAAGACCTACCTTTTGTAAAACTTTATTCTCACGCCTTCCAGGGTTCTGGTGGATGGTTGATCGATTCTTGCCTCACTACTCTCAATCAAAAGTGCCCTGTATGTGAACACAATGGGCAACTATGGAACTCTGGTTCGGATTCTAATAAGGAAGTAGCACGAAAGCAGAAGCGCAAACTGACCTATGTAAGCAACATCTATGTAGTCAAAGATCCTTCCAATCCAGAAAATGAAGGTCAAGTATTCCTCTTCAAGTATGGTAAGAAAATCTTTGATAAACTGACTGCCGCGATGCAACCAGAGTTCGAAGATGAGGAATCAATCGATCCGTTTGACTTCTGGAAAGGTGCTAACTTCAAACTGAAAGCAAAAAATGTTGCCGGTTATCGCAACTATGATTCCAGTGAGTTTGCTGCTGCTGGTGCTCTTCTGGATGATGATGACGCACTTGAAGCAATCTGGAAGAAGCAATATTCTCTGAACGAGTTTATTTCACCTGACCAGTTCAAGTCTTATGAGGAATTAAAGACTCGTCTTGACTCTGTTCTTGGTTCTAAAACTTCTAGTCGTGTCGATGAAGAAGTTGAAGACGAAGACAACTATCGTGGTCCTGCTCCTTCTCTTGATGATGACCTGCGTTCAGAACTCAACAATCTGAAACCAAGTCGTTCGGTTGCGGTTGATGACGATGAGGAAGATGAAACCTTATCATATTTCGCAAAACTTGCTGAATAGGTGATCTAATAAAGAGGAGAGTTGAAAGACTCTCCTCTTTTTTATGGCATCGTGACTCTTGTGTTCTCGGTGCGGATTAATTTATCATTTACATATTGCGATGATCTATCATATGTCATCTCTTTTCTTGTATCATTAATCACCTGCTGAAGATATGAAGGTTTAAGAACATAAATGTCTCTTTTCTTATTATTTTTTCTGACTTCATATTCATAATTACTAATACCAACAACAGGATTCACGGTTTGTATGGGAATATTAGGGTTTGGAATAGTAAAAGTAGAATCTACAATCTTACCTGCCGGAAGTATAAGTCTTCCATTAGAATCTTTGACCTCTATGGTTTCATAGTGATGAACGGCATTTAGATCATTTCCATATAATTGTTCCGAATACCTATAGATGTCTCTATCGGAAAGAGGCCATTCATTTCTTACATTTACAATACCTGCGCCAATTAATACGACCCAATCATACTGAGAACTTCCATAAAGTTCTTCGGCAACCGTATCGGGTCTTGCTCCTTCTTGAATTTGATACTTATTGAATATGGTAAAAACATTTTGTAAGTCATCACGAAGTTTAACTCTACGAAATATATTTTTTACCAATAAGTAATCATCAGAGCCTTTACGACTTGATAGGAATGATTGATACTCTAAATTGGGTAATTCTCTGAAATATGACATTAGAATCCTGTTCCCTTTATAGTGGACTTATATGCACCGGTTGGTGATCCTGCTTCAATATAATCCTCACGATAGATTGGTGTGAGTTCTTGGAATGTTAGAGTCATTTGCATATGAACCGGTGTTGCATCAGAATATGTTGCATAAGTTCCCGAAGCAGTATAATTGACCGACATGGCATTCAGGGCACATATCTTAAATTGATTCAAGAATGGATGGTCTTTTCCACCACTCATATAACGAAGACGAAATACACTTGGAGATTTGAGGAATAGTCCGGCAGCACCACCACCAATCGCTCCTTTTTGTGCCGCAGATTCCGACTTAAAGAATCTGATAATATCTTTGATTTCATCCGATTCTTTTTTAGAACGAGGAACTAAATCAAATGAAAATGAAAACCCACTTCTTAATGATACACCATTAAAAAGAAGTTCTGTGTTTGAGTTAAAAACTGCCCCTGTTTGTCTTGATAATGCCTGATTAAAGTCTCCACCTCCAGTTAGTGCCTTTGTTGCTTGACTGGCAAAAAATGTTTGTATCATTTTTTGTGTTGTTCCTGTTACTGCCGCAGATTTTGCTTTTTCAAATAGATTTGTAAATGCAGAATTTGCCGCTGCTGGTATATTTTCTCCGCCAATTATGTCACTAGCTGCTCCCATCGTTGCAGTTTCTATAGGTCCCATCCTACCTTCACCCCAACTTGCACTATTACTATCCTGAATACCCTCTGGAATTGGTAGTATTACGGTTCCTCTAATGTTTTTTGGTCCGTATCCACCTTCATTAACAATATTATCAGAACTATTCTGAGCAAAAGAAGTTGAACTAAGAGTTAATCCCGGTGGAAGATACTCATAAGATTCAATCTGCAAATAATCATCAGATGCATCAATATTCTTTAATGGATATCGGAATATTTTTGACGACGGCGCTCTATTCGCTGCTGCTTTATATCCGGCAGTAATGGCATTTTGAGTGGCTGATGATATTTGAGTCGGGAAAGCCATTTATAGTTTTTAGTTATTTATCTCAATTTTGTATTAATTTTCGATATGGTACTGATCTCAATGTTGCAAATTCTTGTTGACTCAATTCATACAAACCACTGACCAATCGATCACCATCTGCCGTATTGTATTGTCTAATTTTTCCAAGATGATAATTAAATCCTAAGAATCCTTTTGGCAACATATCTCCTGCCAGAATCAGTGGATGTTGATCATAAAGTATTTTTGGAGTTTTGGCATAATAAATGTAGGTATAGTATCTTCCTGGTAATGGATATGCACTTTCAGTTCCACTTAATATTGATAAGATTTCATTCATTAATTTATCCGGTTTTTCAGTTCCGTTTAATGATTTTTTGAAATCACTAAAACGATTTGTGCGTATCCTTCCATCAATTCTTCTGGGTGCTTTTGGGTTATCACGAATATAATCAGAATCATTTTTTATAATACTAATTAATTGATCTTTTGTTAATCTACGATAACCACTTAATTTTCCTACACCACTTGCAGTTTTATAATAAACTGTATGAAATTCTGCAATCTCAATTAATTCATCTTTTGTATAATCCCCTAATGGTTTTTCATATCCGGTGAGTGCCATAAAGGATTTATCATGGATTGATGTATTATTTATTTTCCGTAAAGTTCATTTTCTGTGATTACTTTGAAAGTCCATCCTCTGTCTTTGCAATATTCTCTCGCTGCCTCCCACTTCGATTGATTCTTGGCATACTCATATGCCTCATAGATATATCCTTTAGTTTGTCTTTTTGGTTTTGGTGGTGGCATCGTTTGCTTATAAGGTTTAATCTCAATCAAATATTTTTTAGTACTTCCATCTGGTTCTTTGACTTTAATATACGCATCAGGAAAATATTTGTGAATTTTTCCGTCTACCGGAGAACGATAAGGAATGGCAAGTTCTTCTGATGCGTACTCTAAAATATTTTTATTCGTATCACAATATTTGAGAAACTTTAACTCCCAACTAGATCTATAATATATTTCGCAAGGATTTCCAACATACTTTTCTGGAAACTTTGGAGAATATTTTCCTTGTAAAAATCTTTTCATTTAGTTTTATTCCACTTCCATTTTCCCTTTATTCTTCCAGATATAAAATCTTCTCCCGGACTTTCAATAGATCTTTTATTAATTTTTCCATTATTCCACCATTTTGTTCCTTTTGATGATCCTAATGCATAATCTGGAGGTCTTATACCTTTTTCTTTTAAAGTTTTTGATATTTCTTCTCTTTGTTTTTTTCCTCGTTCTGTTTGATAATAATTTAATCTATCTATAGACTTTAATTTTTTATATTCTTCCGTATGGTTTTTTCCAGTCCAAAAATTTCCATATAATTCTTTATATTCTTTTAATTTATCACCTTTTGGGTCTGGAGATGGGTTTCCTTTATTTTTTAAACTTATTTTGTCTTTAACTTCTTGTGTTCTAGGTTTTCCATAATTCCAATGATTCTCACCTTTTATACTTTCATTTCTTTTTTTTCTTGCATATTCATATAAGTAAGAGTTATAATACCTATTAGTTTTACCTTTTATATTAATGATAGCGCATAACATTTTTTGAGTATTTTTATGATATAACCCATATTTTTTAATGCAAATTTTTGCTAATAATGTATGGGCAATATAATGCTCTCTTGCAGTAAGCACTACAACTCTAGTATTATTCCCAAAAATACTTTTAGGAAATGTATGGTGTTTTTCCGTATAACCTTCAGGAGGAATCCTATTCTCTGCTTTCCTGATGAGGTTGCAATAAACCTTTAGATAGTTCATTTTTTTTATGTCTGGGGTATTAATATTTATAATTTTAATGTGTGTGGGACTTACGCAATATTATCTCCCCAGACATTCTTGCTGCCCACTATGAAATTTTCCCTTATAAGACATCTAAATACTTATACTAATAAGACTCATAAAAGGTATTTAGAGTGCCTAGTATCCGCAGAATATCCGACTTTAAACCACTCTTTACGAATCTCGCACAAACTTCTCACTATGAAGTAAGATTTGGTGGCGTAGGACCTCTTGGTGGTCCTCTAATGGCATATCTTTCTCGTAAAGGAATTAGTCAAAGATTTATTGCAGAAGATGCTGGACTACTTTGTTTTAATGCATCTCTTCCAACTACTTCTTTGGCAACTGCTGAGATTAGTGGGAACTTTATGGGTATAACGGAAAAGTTCGCACACACAAGACAATATTCTGCAATTGCGCTTGAGTTTTATGTGGATAGCAATTATAATGCTCTTAAATTTATGGAAAGTTGGATGGAGTTTATCGCAAGTGGATCTAATAATCCAGTTGGAAGTAATCTTGCTCCGATAGGGCAGAATCGTAAGGACTATATTTCTAGAATGCAATATCCAGAATATTATAAATCCGATAGAACTACAATTACAAAGTTTGACAGAGATTATAATAAAGAAATAGAATATGCTTTTATTGGATTATTTCCATCGGCAATGTCATCAATTCCGGTAAGTTATAATTCGTCAGAAATTCTCAAGATGTCGGTAAATTTTGAGTATGATCGTTATATTGCAGGTAGATCATTAAGTTTGAATGAAGTTATTGGTGATAATAATAATAATCAAAACAATAATAATAATCAAAACAATAATCAAAGCAATAATCAAAGAGTTGTTTATAGAACTGGTCAATCTCTTGGGAATGAAAGTGGGGTAAGAGGTACAATTCCCAATCAAGGAAGTGTTTTTCCTACGATCTTAAATAACTAAACTAAATATTTTTAATGAAGTTTTTATTGGAGTATTATGCCTTTACCAAAAATTGCAGTACCAACATATAGTTTAGAAATACCATCTATTAAAAAAGAAATTAAATATAGACCCTTTCTCGTAAAAGAAGAAAAGGTTTTAATTATTGCGATGGAAAGTGAAGATACGAAACAAATTGCACAAGCGGTAAAAACCGTAATTTCAAATTGTATTCTCACAAAAGGAATCAAGGTAGAACAACTATCAACTTTTGATATTGAATATTTGTTTCTGAATGTTCGTGGAAAGTCTGTTGGAGAATCAGTGGATGTTCTAATTACCTGTCCTGATGACGGAACCACGCAAGTTCCGGTTTCAATTAATCTAGATGAAATTAAAGTAAATGTAAGTGAAGAACATTCAAAAGATATTAAACTTGATGATGTTCTGACTCTTCGTATGAAATATCCATCGATGCAGGAGTTCATTAAGAACAACTTTAATAATAATGAATCTGTGAGTGTGGATGATACCTTTGAGATGATTTCTGCCTGTGTGGAGCAGATTTATAGTGAAGAAGAATCTTGGAATGCTTCTGATACGACTAAAAAAGAACTGAATGAGTTTCTAGAGCAACTTACCACCAATCAGTTTAAAGAAATTGAAAAGTTTTTTGAGACGATGCCTAAACTATCTTATACTATTAAGGTAAAGAATCCAAATACTAATGTGGAAAGTGAAGTCGTATTGGAGGGACTAACATCTTTTTTCGCCTAGGAATGGCTCATACATCGTTAGAGTCATACTACAGAACTACATTTCAGTTAATGCAGCATCATAAATACTCATTAACAGAGTTAGAAAATATGGTTCCTTGGGAAAAGGAAGTTTATATCACTCTTCTTTCTCAATATATTGAAGAGCAAAATCTAAAGAACCAACAGAATGGCTAGTCTATCATCTCCAATTGGACCTACTATAGATGTTGTGGCAAGAACGGTTTCTAGTTCTGCCATAACTGGTGGTGCCGGTGGAGGTGGTGGTATTCCTGGCGGTGGCGGTGGAGGAGGAAGAGGTGGTGCTCTTGCAGTACAACCTCAGGCAAGTTTAGTTAATGTTGAAAGAAATCTAGAGATTCAAACCACTCAAAATATTCAACAAACTCAAGAGATTTCTGCACTTAGAAGCACGGTAGATGCTTTACGGACAGAAACAACAACTCTAAACAAAGGTCTTGTATCTATTTCTAATTTAATACAGCAAGATAGTGTAGTAGAGAAACAACAGGCAGCGGCAGAGGCAGAAAGTGAAAGAAAACTTGCCGAAACAAATATTAGATTGGGAAAAGAATCTCAACTAGAACAAAACATTACAAATGCTCTGGCGAAACCGGTTCAGGCTCTGCAGCAGAAAGTTGGTAATATATTTGGAAGAATAGGAGAGGCTCTAGTTACATTATTTACAGGATGGTTGACAAATCAAGGAATTGAGGCACTTAAGGCAAACGCAGAAGGAAATAAAAATAAATTAGAAGAAATCAAAGATAATGTTCTCAAACATATTGGATATGCCGTAGGGGCTTTTGCCGCAATTAAAATAGGATTTGATTTGATAATTAAGACTATTACCGGACTTGCAGGAAAAATCGGTGGTCTTGTACTTAAACTTGCCCTGGCGCCCTTAAATCTTATAAGAAAAGGTCTTCAAAGTGCTCCACTTATAGGAGGTCTTTTTGGTGGTGGAAACAAACCTCCTGCCGGACCTGGTGTAAAACCTCCTGGGGGTGGGGGTATGTTGAGTGGGGCAGGAAACTTTATAAGAGGTTTGGCAGGACCCCTGTTGGCGGGGAGTGCATTAACTGGACTTGATATAGCACAAGGAGAAGACCCAGGAAGAGCGATTGCTGGTGCAACTACTGGAATGATTACTTCTACTGTAGTAGGTGGTTTAACATCTTTAATTCCCATTCCTGGAACTGGTATTGTTGGTGGTGCTCTCGCTTATGGTCCAGGATCAGAATTTGGAAAGGATATGTATGATAAATTTTTTGGAAAAACATCAACATCACCAGCAGAAAAACCAACAGAACCACCACCAACAATAATGGCGCCTGTAGAAGCATCCGCAAAAATTTCACCATCAACAGTTGAACCACAAAACTCTATACTTCCAACCTTAGTAGCACAAACACCTGAGGCATCACCAGCACCCGCAGCAGTACAACCACAAACACCCGCAATTCCTCCACCAAGTCCTGAAATGACTAAACAGTTTCAGATGGCGTGGGATTATAGGAATAATGGATTTGCAAGAGGAAGAATTGAGTCTGCCTGGAACAATATGTCTGTAGAGCAGCAACAGCAGGCAAAAATCTGGGCACAATCAAAAGGATATGATTGGACTGAAATGAAGTTGACTGAAAAACCTTCTATGTCTCAGGCAGCACCTCTACCCTCGGCACAGGTTCAACCACTTCCAAAACCCACTCAAAATGTAGGAGAACTTCCAGAACCATCTCCGAATGTTATTATGATTCCATCAGGTCAAATTAATAATCAACGATCCTCTATTTCACAAGCACCAACAAATGGCACCGATACTCCTTTGATTAGTTCTTCTAATCCTGATAATTTTTATGTTCTTTATTCTCAATTAAACTATAATGTGGTAATGTAATATGGCAATCTCATCACCACTTCAATCAAAAGTTCCGACAGGTTCGACAAAAACAATAAAAAAGTTACAGAGTATTTTACTCAATAGAACAAGAGTTAGAAAAGAAATATTTCAAAATAAAACAATCTTACAAAGTCGCAGAATAGAAAATGAAAGAAGAAAACAAAGAGAGGATGAACTTGAGGCATCTAATCTTGTAACAAGACCTCGTGGACCTGCACAGTTAATTTCCGGTAGTGCCAAAGGATTTTTTGGAAGATTAGTAGGATTTCTTGGTTATTTGACCGCAGGATGGATAATTAATAATCTACCCACCTGGATTTCAATGGGTAAGGAGTTTATTGCCAGAACTCAACAGATGGGTCAGATACTTGGAAACTTTATTGTAAAAAGCACTGATATATTTAAAGATTTCACACGACTTTTGGGTGCGCCCTTAACAAATCTAATGACATTTGATTTTCTTGATACTTCTGGAAGAGTTAAAACTGCTTTTGATGAACTAAATTTAAGTGTAGATAATTGGGGAACTGGATTTGAGGATGCCATTAAATTGCTCACGACTCCATTAACCGAGGGTATTGCTTCTGGTGAGGATGCTCCGGCGACTGGAACTCGAATTACTGATGAAGGTGCCTATGAAACATCGGCACCTTATAGTGGTAGTGAAACTGTTAGTGGGGGGAGTTCAGATTTTTGGACTTTAGTTGCTGTTGCTGCTAGAGAAGACGGAGATCCTCAAGGAAGAGCAGATGTGGCTCAGTCAATTTATAATAGACTTGCATCTGGTGCATATTCTGGAAAAACCATAAGAGAATTGATTATAGCAGAGGGGCAATATCAACCAACTTGGGATTATCCAAGAAAAAGGGGGGATAGAAAACCAAATCCAGAATGGATTAATATTACAGATGCAGAGTCTGCAGCAAAAGCATCTGATATGAGTGTTGGTGCTATAAAAAGTGTTGCCGCTAACTTAACAAATCCAACATTGCAAAAGAACGCAGTTGAATTTGTTCAGGGTAGAACTGATTTTACAAATTATTCTAAAAAAAATAGAAGAGGGCAGATTTTAAGAAAATCTGGAGATAATTATTTTGGGTGGGATTGGAACTATTCTCAAAATATCATTGGATCTACTCCAAATTTTGGAACAACAAGATCTCAACAACAAGCAACTCCAGGAATGGGTCAATCTTTTAGACCATTACCCCAAGGTTCATTTAAAGGTGGGGAAAGTCAAAAATTTGGAGCTTCTAGAGATGGAGGATCTAGAAAACACCTTGGTATTGATATTACAGAGTCTAATTGGAAACGAGGAAGTGACCCAAGAATACCAGTAGTTGCAATTCGTGGTGGAGTTGTTTCTTCAAGAGATTATGTTGGTGGAACAAAATATGATAGTGGAATGGTGATAGATCAGGATGATGGATATTCAGTAAGATATTTACATATGACTCCATCAGTAAGACCCGGACAAAAGGTATCTGCGGGGCAAAGAATAGGAAGATTGGTAGATCTTGGAGATCAAACACACTTACATATTGAATTATATTCCGGAAGTAGACTTTTAGATCCTACAAATTATATTAAGACTATTGAAAAGGGTGGAGTTCCTCCATCTATAGCAAGACAACAACCACCATCCCCATCACCGGCACAAATAACTCCAACCGGAACTCCCCAAAATCCACAAATAACTCAATCATTAGCACCAGAGAGAACCGGACCAACGGTGATTATTTCTCAAAATCCTTCATCTCCTGCACGGCAAATGATGTATTCTGGTGGTCGAGGTTCTTCTGGTGGAGGGTCTCCGCAAATAAGTGAATTTGCCTTGTTAAATAATTTTATGCGTAATAAACTTCTACTCGACCTCGCTTACCTATAATGTCAATTAGTAAATCCCTATATGAAGAACTAGTTCTTGAGTCAAACGACCAAAAAAGAACGATTGACATCAAAAATGGTACGATTGCACTTGAATATTTTGAGGATATTTTTTCTCCAACAATTACTGCCAGACTCAAAGTAGTTAATACCGGAGAAACAATCACATCCTTTAAGAACCAAGACGGAGAAAGGCAATCAATTTATAATGGTCTTCCTCTTCGTGGTGGTGAAAGACTTTCGATGAAAGTTGCCGGAAATGTTCCCGGAAGAGAATCACTAGATTTCTCAAATAATCCAAAAAAATATCTTTATGTTTCAAGTATTACGGATGTAATTTCCGAGGCACAACAAGAAAGTTTCACTCTAAATCTAGTTTCAAGAGAGGCAATTACGAACGAAACCTCAAGAGTGATGAGAAAATATTCGACATCATCGAAGATTAGTGAGTCAGTTCGTAAAATCTTAACCGATGTTCTAAAAACTGATAGTATCGGAACAATTGATGAAACTTCCAATAAGTATGGTTTTATTGGAAATATGAGAAAACCATTTACCACACTAATTTGGTTGGCATCTAAAGGTGTTCCTGTGGTTTCTGGAGATGCAACTGCCGGATTTGTATTTTATCAAACTCGTGATGGATTTCAGTTTCGTGCAATTGATAATCTAATCGCTCAAAAACCAAAGGCAACTTATGTTTATAGTCCAACAACCGTTTCTTATGATGATAATAATGAAAAGGTTAATAATGAGTTTAAGATTCTGAATTATAATACCGAAAAAAATCAAAATTTAATTGAGAAACTTCGTCTTGGAACCTATGCAAGTCAAAGAACATTTTTTAATCCTCTAGACTTTACATTTACGGATCCTCAAAGGGGACTTTTTAAGTTGGAGGACTATGCTAATAAAACAGAAAATCTTGGCGGAACAGATTTAAGACTTCCTAAAATATCAGAGGGTTCTGATTTATCTCTTGGTGATGCTCCTTCTAGAATTATTACCGCTATTTTAGATATCGGAACCGTAGAAAAAGAAGTATCAAAATCCGAAAATGCCGACCCATCACTATACCAATCTCAATCTTTAATGAGATATAATATTCTTTTTACTCAAACCTTAAATGTAATGGTTCCGGGAAATATAGATTTGAGAGCGGGGGATGTTATTGAGTGTTTATTTCCTGCCGTCTCACAAACAGACAAGAGAGAACATGATTCCGAAACAAGTGGTCTATATATGATTAAGGAACTTTGCCACCATTTTAATGTCAATAATTCCTATACTTCGATGAAATTGCTGAGAGATACTTTTGGAGTCAATAATAAGGAGAGAAAATGATAGACGAATCATTACTCAAAAGTAATTTTCTAGGAAGAGATGGATTTCGTTGGTGGGTAGGTCAAATTCCACCAGAATCGTCTCATGGTGGTCAAATTAATGGAGCAGGATGGGGAAATAGATTTAAGGTTCGTATTATGGGATATCATCCTTATAATACGGTAGAACTTCCGAATGAAGATTTACCCTGGGCACAGTGTTTATTGCCAACAACCTCAGGTACTGGAGCAGGAAATAATGCAACTTCAGTAAAAGTATCTCCTGGTGATACTGTATTTGGATTCTTCCTGGATGGTGATAATGCTCAGATTCCGGTTATTATGGGATGCTTCGGAAGAACTTCACAAGTTCCTTCTGGGGATTATGCTGGACCTTTTATACCTTTTACTGGATATACTAGTAAGGTTAAAAAACCAAATGGCACACTAAAACCTGACCAATCACTTGAACAAAATGCAGATGCTCAAAAATCTCCAAGAAGTGTCTCACCACAACAAGCAGAATCAATTGCATCTGATGAGATTTCTTCTTTTAGTGCAATTGGTGATAAAATTCAACTTGGAAATACAGTAAACAATACTATTATTGGCAAAATATCTACTGAGGTTGGTAATTTACTGAATAAGGTTAAGGCACCCGCAATCTTTACGGATATTGCAAATGAAATTACTCGTGTAACTGACAAGATACAGGCAATTACAAACGGTCTTGTCGGTAATATGGTAAATGGATTGTATAAAGGTATGATACCAATATTAAATAGTGGTCTCAAATTACTTTATGATTCAGTTTATAGTATAGTTTTAGCGGCAACTCAAAATCCTGCAGCTGCTCATCTTGCTGGTGTTGCCGCACAAACTGCGATGGTTAATCCAATTAAAGCAGTAGAACAGGCAATCTCCTGTGTTGCCGGTGCAATCGTAAGTGGTCTTGGCAGTCTCATAGGAGAAATACTTAATTCTGCAGTTGATAATGTTCAAAATTTTGTTTCTTGTGCCGCAAATCAATTTACTGGAGTACTCGTTAATGATATTATTAATAAAATATCAAGCGGATTAAGTGACTCACTTGCAGGAATTCAGCCAATTTTAGAATTTGTTCCATCATTTAGTGTTGATAGATTTTTGCGTAATAGTATAGATTCAATCAAAGGTCTTGTTGGATTATTTGATTGTAACCAGAGTAAAGGAAAATCTAATGGTATTGTTGATGAATGGATAATTGGTTCTGGACCGGCAAATGCACCCGCACCTAGTTTTGATGAAATTCTTGAAAATGCAAATACTACTAATGCAATAGCAAATTCTGGTGATGTATTGAGTGGAGTCTCAGGAATTGCGGGTGCATTTAGTACGATAAACAATATTCCAAATCAAATTGGTGGTTGCTATACCGGACCACCACTATTTTGTAGTGCCCCTGTTGTGACTATTTTTGGTGGTGGTGGATCTGGTGCTACTGCAATTCCACTAATTGGAGCAATTTCTGGTTCAACCGGAAGTATTATTGGTACAAAAGTAACAAATGGAGGTTCTGGATATAGATTCCCACCATTCGTGGAGATTATGGATAATTGTAATCAGGGATATGGTGCAGTTGCCAGAGCAACCATTAATGATGCCGGAGAAGTTGATTCAATTTATATTGTATCCGAAGGTGAAAATTATCCAACGGGAGATTTATATGATAATTCCGTATCTACAACCGCAGATACTGTAATTAATAGTTTAACCGAGAATCAAACACAATCATTAATTGCCAGAAATTATAGTGTGAATAAAATTATTATTCAAAATCCTGGAAGGAATTATATTAATGGTGATAAGGCAACCGATCAATTTGATAATGAATATTCTATTGAAATATTTGAGGGTTCTATTACTAAGATTCAACCAATAAATACTATAGTTATTGTGAATGATCTTCCGGTGATTACTATTGAATCTGATACTGGTTCTGGTGCCATATTAAGACCCATACTAGATACGCCGCCAGCAGAGTTCCAAGGTGAAGTAAAACAAGTAATAGATTGTGTAACATAAAATGGCAGAAAGACCTTTTGATAAACAAAACTGGCAGGGAAGAAGTCTAACAAGTTTTGGACCAAAGTTCAGAATAGATATGAACAATCCTCAAATGGGTTGTAATGGTACTGAAGTTTATAATCTTTATGCCGTAACTAATAATAATGATGTTTGTCTTACCGGATTGGCTGAAGGTGGAAATTATAGAATATACAATGACCGATCAATAGAAATTATTGCCGGACAAAAAAGTGAGTCAAATGGTGTAGATATTATTATTAGTGGAAGAAATGGTGATGTTTGTATAACCGCAGAAAAAAATGGAAGAGTAAGAATTCGTGCTCAAAATATTATGATTGACGCAGATGAAGATGTAGATATTAAAGCAGGGAGAAATATTACATTAGATTCTGGTTCCGGAAGAATCCTACTCAAAGCAAATAAGGCAGATTGTGACGCACTAACCGGAAATCTAGTACCAAAGAATACTAATTGGGGTGCTCAAGTCTTTGCCGGAACATTTGTTGGTTCTGATGTTATTGATGCAGCATTTAATATTGCTGATGTATTCGTTGATAGTGGTGATATTGGCATTGGTGGCAATGTAACTTCAATTGTAGGATTATAAAATGTCAAATATTAATGTAACCGGACAACAGGCATATTTTAATGAAGATGCTAAGTTCTTTAAGGACGTTTACATTTATGGAACTCTTTATTATGATTTTGAAACCAAAAATGTCACCGAAGTATTTCAAAATATAGAAGTTAAAGGAAATGCAGAATTTTTATCTGATGTTTATATTAATGGAAATTTAAATGTAGGAATTTTAACAGTTAGGAAAAGATTAGATGTTGGGATTGGGGGAACGGTATTAAGAGCAATTGCAGATCTTGAGGGACTTCCTTTTTTAACTGGTAAAGTAGGAATAGGAAGCACTTCACCTAAACAATCACTTGATGTAATTGGAAATACTATAGTTAGCGGTCAAGTTGGTATTGGGAGTGCAATTCCCCAACAAAGACTTGATATTGCCGGAAGCGTAAAAATAGATGAGAATATTTATGACTCAGTAAATGTTCCCGGAAGAAATGGATATCAACTGTCCAGAGATATTGGTGGAATTCGTTGGATTCCTCTTATTGTCGATGGTGCATCACCGGGAGTTGGATTTGGTACAGTAGTAGGACTTTCCACATACTCTGAGGGAATTTTCATTTTAGACGAGGGAGTTCCACTTTATCCGGAATGATAATTATTATCCATAAATATTTTTAACATAAAGAATTAAAATGCCAAATTATTTTTATGTTCAGGACCAGGGAGTATTCATACCAACAAATGATTTAGCACAAGCATTTGCTGCTATAAATTTTGTTCAGACAAATAGTTTAGGTGTTGGAACAGATACTTTAATACCTACAGTAAATGCGAGTAATCCAAACTGGATTGCAGATATTCAAACACAAGATTTATGGGGGTATGTTGGATCTGGATCATCTGCTCCAATCTATAGACTCACTAATGTCGGTATTGGAACTACAAATCTATTCAATAGATTTCAAGTAGGTCTTACTGGACAAGATTTAGTTGTTACTCCTGTCGGATTGACTGGTCTTGGATTGACAAATCCAGCGTATAAATTAGATATTACTGGAGATCTTCATGCTACACAAAGAGTTGAATTTGATGCAACTTTAGATGTTGATGGCGATGTTACTTTTAATAGTGCAACATCATCAACAGATAAAGACACTGGAGCACTGATTGTTACAAACGGTGGTGTTGGGATAGAAGAGAATCTTAATGTTGGTCAGGATGCTAAAATATTTGGTACAACATCATCAACAGATAAAGACACTGGAGCATTAATAGTTGATGGTGGAGTTGGTATTGAAGAGAATCTTAATGTTGGTCAGGATGCTAAAATATTTGGTACAACATCATCAACAGATAAAGACACTGGAGCATTAATAGTTGATGGTGGAGTTGGTATTGAAGAGAATCTTAATGTTGGTGGAGATACAAAATTAATAGGGACTCTAGAACTAGATTCCTCATTGATAGACGTAAATAACAGTACAGCAACTGGAAAATTTGATTATCGCTTATCATCTGTAGGAACAGGAGTTTCTTGGAGACCTCCTGGCGTTCAAACCCAAAACATCATTTATGTTACTAAGGATGGTAATGATACAAACAGTGGATTACTTGAGGGGGATGCAAAAGCAACTGTGGGTGCCGCCGCATCAATAGCACAAGATGGGGATACAATTTATGTTCGTCCTGGTGTTTATTATGAAAACAATCCAATTGGTCTTCGCACTGATGTAACCGTCTCTGGGCAAGATTTGAGACTTGTTACAATTATACCAAATAATCCAACAAAGGATGTTTTTCATGTAAGAAGAGGTTGCTTAATTGAAAACTTAAACTTTGCTGGTTCAAGTATTGGAGTTGCTCATACTGGTTGTGGTGCAGTTGCGTTTCCTCCAACAAATCCAACAAATTATGCAAATACTGGATATATTTCAGCAGGACCAACACTAGAGGGTCCATCTGGGAGATGGAGAAGTCCATATGTGAGAAACTGTACCAATTTTATGACTAAAAGTATTGGTATGAAAATTGATGGAAATCATGCAAGTGTTTCAGATCCTGAAAATAATATTGGAAATGATCTTAAATGTATGGTTTGTGATTCATTTACTCAATATAATGAAAATGGTATAGGAGTTTCAATTACAAATAATGGATATGCACAATTAGTTTCTATTTTTACAATTAACTGTGATATTGGAGTTTATGCTGCTACTGGTGGTGCTTGTGACCTTACAAACTCAAACTCATCATTTGGTAATTATGGTCTTTATGCAGTTGGATTGGGTGCAACCGAATTTACTGGATATGTGGATCCTTCTCCACAGAATTTTGGTCCAGTCATTACAAGAGTTGAAAATGGAGTAAATGCTGATAGTGATAAAGTTACTCTTATGGATGTGAGAGATGTTGCTTATGGTAATGTGAGAAGACCTTATGATGGGCAAGCATTATTTTTTGAAATTAGTAATTTAGATGGAAGATATGCAGATGTTCCAGCATTTTCAACATTAACTGAACCTATGATTAGAGTTCAAGAAATTAAGATAACAAATGGTGGATCTGGATATAGTGCAGCATCTCCACCAAATGTGTATATTTACGATAACAATGATAATACACGCGAACCAAAAGGTCCTCAAGGAATTGTTGCAGAATTAAGTCCAACAGTTGATGATTCTGGAGCAATTATTGGAATTGATGTTATAAGTAGCGGAAGAAATTATCTTCCATCACAAGATTTGAGAGTTGAAATTGATGGTAGTGGTGGTGCAGCAGCAACTATAGTTACTCAACCAATTTATTATACTGTAGATGTTGCGACAAGTCCAACAACATCTGGATTAACAACCGTAACATTTAATGAGAGAATTCCATATGAACTTTTTGGGAATGAACAAATTTCATTAAAGAGAATCAGTAGAATTCTTACCAGTTCTCATTCGTTTGAATATATTGGTACGGGAACAAGTATAAATACATCAACACCCTTTCAGGGTGCAGTTCCGATAAAAGAAAATGAAATTGTTGCATTAGATGGGGCACAAGTTCCGTTCACAAGTACCGATCAAAAAGGTAATTTTGATATTGGAGAGGGTCTTCAAATTAATCAACCAACAAGAACGATTAGAGGAAGAGATTTCAGTAGAGCAATTCAAGCAGAAGTTACACCATTAATTTTAGCATTAAGATAAGAATATGGCAGTCGCACCACTTAATAAATATTTGACAATTGCAGTTCCTGTTGCTCCCGGAGAACAGACAGTTTATACTGTTCCGACAGGGCAATCTGCCATTTTACTATATGCTCAAGTTGCGAATGTTGGAGTTAATACATATCCAACTGTTACTTTAACTCATAGAAGAAGAAGTAGTTCTCAAAGAACTGCTGGAAATGTAAGAAATATAAGAATTGCTAAGAATGTAGAAATTCCTCCGAATGATGCAGTTATTTTAATTGATGGTCGTTTGGTATTGGAAAAAAGTGCAATTATTACCGATTCAGTTGTTCTCACCGGAACACAATCTGGTATTATTTCTATTTCAACTTGCAGTTATGATAATGCTACGGGAGTTACCACAGTAACAACAGTTAGTGCTCATAATTTTGTTGCTGGTGATGAAGTTACAATGAGTGGACTTGCCTTCACTTGCCCAAGTAATGTTGCAATCACCACTTCGATTTTCCCATCACCTCAACAATCTTTTGTAATTGATTCTATCATTGGAGATGTTGGAACATCAAAAACTTTTGTGACAAATTCTGGTAAAGTTAATGATATTCCCCACACTTATATGAGTGGAGGTCTTGTTGGACCACTTCATATGGAATTTATTTGTAGCATTCTTGAAACTAATGTATCTGGTATTGCGTAATTATGCCTAAGTATTTAAGCGGAAGATCTAAAAGAACACCACAATCTGCATTAAAAACTGATATAGACAGATATTTTTCAGTTGGTGATGCAGAACCAAACTTAAGAGATCCCATTGCACCTGGAGATACTCCACCTTTTGGGCAACAATATCAGATTGTTTCTGTAGAAGGATTTCCTGGGCAAAGATTTTGGAGACCTGTTGGTGGAGGAGTAATTCCTGGTTCTATTAGTATCTATGATGAAAATTTTACTAATCTTGTTGGAGGACCCAGTAGTACAACTCAATTAATATTTAAAGGTGCTGCAATAACCGCAACGGGATCTGGAAATGGAAGTCCATCAAATCCTTATGGCGTTGGAGTTACTATTACTGTATTTTCTCCAGGAAATGACCAAGAAATTTTATTCAACACCGCGAATGAATTTTCAACATCTTCAAAGTTAAAATTTGATACATCTAATGGATTATTAACTGCAGGAGATAGAATTAATGTTGGTTTTGGTGGCACTGTAATTGCTACGACAGGAATTGGATCTGTAGGAATTGGAACTTCAAATCCAACACAAAAGTTAGATTTGAACGGCGATTTGAGATTAAGAGGAACCATTTACGACTATACGAATAGTCCTGGAACAAACACACAAATTTTAATCAAAAATAATTTAGGTGGTGTTCTTTGGGTTAATCAAAGTACAATAAGAGCGGGTGCGGGCGGAACCTATCAGAATGTTCAGTTTCAAAATAGTTCTGGATTAGTTGATGGTGCTCCAAATTTTGTGTATGATGAAATTAATAATAGAATTGGTATTGGAAGTACAGCACCAAAAACAACATTAGATGTTTTGGGAATATCTAGTTTTAGGGGCGGATCTTTTGTTGATAATCTTACAGTAACTGGTGTTACAACAACCTCAACTCTTGCAGTTTCTGGAACTTCCACTACACGCAATCTTGTAGTTACTGGAGTTACTACACTTGGATTTTTAACAGGAACTAGTGCATTTTTTACGGGAATTGTAACAGCAACAAAATTTATTGGATCAATTGATGTTACTAATTTATTTGTAAGTGGAATATCAACCTTTAAACAGAAAGTTAATATTGATAGTGATCTTGGAGTTACTGGTTTTACAACAACAAGAGATCTTCAGGTCTATCAATCTACAACATTAAATCGTTTAAATGTTTCTGGAGTTTCAACATATACTTCTCAAGTTAATATCAATAATTTGAATGTTACTGGAGTCGGTACATTTGACAACATTACAATATACGATAATAATATTGAAACTACTATTGGAAACCTTATTCTAAATTCGAATGCTGGTACAACTCAGATCAATGATGCTGTTTATGTAAATGACCCAACACAATCTAATAATAAAGATCAGGGATCTATCGTTACTGAAGGTGGAGTTGGAATTGAAAAAAATCTTAATGTTGGTGGACAATTAAGTGTTGTTGGAGTCACAACATTAGCATCTAGTGGTGGAATTACCACTACTGGTGGGGATTTATATGTTAAAGGTGATTTGTATGTAAGTGATGATATTTTTTATGATGAACTTTTTTCTAGAAATGGATTCTTTACGGGAATAGTTTCAACAAGAGACTTAAATGTTACTGGAGTTGCGACCATAGCAACATTAGGTGTAACCGGTCTTACTACAACTAGAAACCTAAGAGTAATTGGAGTTGGTACATTTGATGGATTACTAGATGCTAATGCCGGAGCAACAATTGATAATATCCAAATTGGTATTACTGGTGATAATGAAATTGATACCTCTACAGGAAATCTAACAATTGATTCTGCTGGTGGTACTACAACTATTGATGATCAATTAATTGTATCTGGTATTTCTACTTTTAATAGTAATGCAGTATTTAATGGTAATGTAACTTTAGGAGATAATGCTCTTATCGATACAGTAAGTTTTACTGCCAGAGTTGGTACTGGAATCACACCTTCTACAAATGGCACTTTAGATTTAGGTGGAGGTTCTAATCGTTGGAGTACCATATATGCCACAACATTTAATGGTGCTTTTGTTGGTAATGCTGATTCAGCAACTCAAGTATCAACAGGAACCACCACCGGAACCACAACTTATTTTCCAACTTTTGTAGATTCTAATAATTCCACAAGAGGTAATGAATTTCTTTATACCGATGCTGGTATTTCTTATAATCCATCAACAGACTTATTGACGGCAGGAAACTTAGGTGTTTCTGGATTAACTACAACGGGTAATTTAATTGTATCAGGAATTTCTACATTCCAAGGTAATGTAACAATAGGAGATGCTAATACTGATAAGGTTTCTTTTGGGGCAACAGTAGATAGTAATATCATACCAAGTGGAACCACTAGAGATTTGGGTTCTGTAGCAAATAAATGGAATAATGTTTATGCGAATACCATTATCGGCAATGTCACTGGAGCAGCATCAAGTCTTAGTGTTACTTCAGATAGTGCTAACTTAAATAGAAGAATTGTATTATCTAGTGTTACATCTGGTATATCTACAGTTCTTGCTGACGATAACTTACTTTACAATTCAAGTACTAATCTACTTACAACGGGTAATTTAATTGTATCAGGAATTTCTACATTCCAAGGTGATGTAACAATAGGAGATGCTAATACTGATAAGGTTTCTTTTGGGGCAACAGTAGATAGTAATATTATTCCAAGTGGAACTACAAGAGATTTGGGTTCTCCTAGTAATAGATGGAATAATGTTTATGCGAATACCATTATCGGCAATGTCACTGGAGCAGCATCAAGTCTTAGTGTTACTTCAGATAGTGCTAACTTAAATAGAAGAAT